AACTTTCATTATCAAGATAAATCTTAGATATCTTACTACCCTCAACGTAAACCCGATTAGGTTTTTCTTTTTCCAAATATGTTGTAATGTATTTCAAACCCCACGATTTAATCTCGGAGTTAATTGCTTGTGCTCTTCTAACAGAATGGGCAATATCAATTATGTTGAATCCCCATATCACATGTTGTGTGTAAGGCTCAACTTCATTGGCAAGTTTTAACATCCCTTCTTTTTCTTTAATACCTTGAGTAGTAAAGATTTGAGTAAGTCCATTAACATCTACACCTAAAATTTGTGCTCGTTTTAAAATAAATGGAAAGTCAAAAAAGGCGGAGTTGTATCCGGCAACAATTGTTGGTTTTAAATCTTTTATATATTGGAAAAATCTTTCAATACATTTTTTTTCTCCATCTTCTCCGAACGCAGGAATTGTTTCATTTAAACCACGATTATCTTTAACCCCAATTAATATAATAACACAAGTTTCAGGATCAAGACCAGTGGTCTCAATATCAAACACAAATCTATTCACACCACTATATTCATCAATACCTTTAAACAATCTCTTTTTTGTTTGAATAAGATATTGTTCAACGGGCGATAATACCGTAAAATTATGTCTAACTTTTTCATCCCATGGGTTTAATCCGCCCATTCTAAAAAACGAAATCAAATCCGTATACGATTTAATACTTTTGACTAAGTATTTCATACCCGACTCAAGTCTTTCGTCACCATGAGTTTCTAACTTCTCAATAATAATCCCAAACTCACCCATACGTTTTTTTTGTACGGATTTAGAATTACCATAAAAATTTAAACCTGACAAATCACCAACCCACATAAATGGTGTGAATGAATCTGGTTTTACTATTTTTCCCTTTTCGGGGTCTTGAATAATTTTGTAAATTGTGTTGGTGGGGTAGTCGTATTCAACTCCGACAATGAATTCTTCGGGGTCACCACCGTTAAGGAAGTTTTCGATAACTTCCTGAGAGATAACTTCTTTCATCTTATGATTTTTTTAAATGTGACGTATTTTCTTGTGGAAAATCCACAGTTTGCCTTGTTACATTTATAAATATAAGAAAAAAAATGGGTAATTAAAAAATATTAATGAATAATTTTTCTTTTACTGGAAGTATGAGTTTTGTTGTTGGATTACCGTTCGTATCTAAAAATTGAACAGTTATTTTCCCTTCAAATTTTCCAATTTCAGATGTTTGTGATTCTGTAAATCTATGTGTGATATAATATTCATCGGTTGTTTGATCATACCTTTTATTCCTTGTTGTGATTAAACATTCACTATTAAGAATATGAGGGACCCCTGTTTTTGTATCAGACATTTCAAATGTAATATCAGAATTTTCAAGCAAGTCATTAAATGACGATTTATCGTTTTTACCGTCATCTAACAATCTCATTTTTAATATTGGGTCACTTGCCCCTTGTCTGATAAAGAATTCCATATTTTATAAATACATACTATTAAATTTAACTATTAGTAGAAACACTAATGTAAACAGGTTCACCCACATTCCACGTTGTTCCTGATTGAATCAAAGTCGCAACACCCGACGGACTTCCGACTGGTGGTAGACCGATTCCTGTCCCAAACACAAATCCACTACTTGGAGATTCATCCCATAATTTAAATGAACTTGTATCCCCCGAATAAATCACCGTACTCAAACCCTGAGTCATACTAACAGTAATTGTTTGTCCCGTAAATTGTGAATAATAATCTGTTCTATCTATACCATCCGAATCTATCGAATTCCAATATATACCCCTACCATTTGTCGCTAACATACTTGGGTCAGTACTTCCCGTTTGAATTACTCCTTGATTCATAATGGTATTACCAGTTGTTGGGAAAGTATATGGTAATACAACCAAATTAAACCCATAACCCGTTACAGGTAATGGTGTTGGTGTTATGGTGGGTGTCGGAGTTGGAGTACTTGTTGCCGTTGGTGTTGGTGTTGGTGTTACCGTGTTTGTTGCATTATCTAATGTAATATCAAAATATAATGGTGAATTAGATGGAATTGATCCACCACCTTGACATCCATAAGCCAACGATGATGGTATAATTAATTTAATTCTACCACCTATACCGATTAATGGAAGACCTATTTTCCAACCATCTATTAAATCATTTAATGTAACCGGAAATGTTATATTATTTGAAGAATCAAAAGTTGTACCGTTCATTAATTTACCAACATAATCTACCGTAATGTTTGAAGATAATGTTGGTCGATTGTTATTACCAGATGAAATTATTTGATATAAAATCCCACTTGAATCTGTAGTATATGTTATTCCGTTTGAATTTGCGAATGAAACCATTGTCGACGTTTCACCTGATATTGGTGCCGGTGTACAAGTAGGTGTCGGAGTTGGAGTACTTGTTACCGTTGGTGTTGGTGTTGGAGTAGCGGTTGGCGTCTCCGTTGGTGTAGCGGTTGGCGTCTCCGTAGGTGTTGCGGTTGGTGTTGATGTTGGTGTAGCGGTTGGTTGAATAGTATTACAATTTGTTAAGCTAATTATTGATCCTAAGTTGTCTGTATCTATTGCATATCTATTTTCTTCATCTTCAATTATAAAGTAATTTCCAATTTCAGTAGCATATACACTTGATAATTCCACATCTGCGTATAATACATCACCAACATTTAATGTTGGATTTATACTGTAAAATATAGAATCAACTGTTTGATTTTGACACGCCGTATATGGATCTAAATATGTCCCACCTAAATGTACTCCGTAACTATATAAAGGTGTTTCTGTTGGTGTTGGTGTTGGGGTAGGTGTATTAGTTGGTGTAACTGTAGGTGTAGGAGTTGGTGTTTGTTCCACAAATCTTGGTGCCAAGAAATTATATTGTTGTGTGATTTCAGAAAGAGATAATTGTCTATTGTAGAAATACATATTGGCAACGTGTCCCCAAGGTTGACCTGTTAAATTATTATTACCCCATCCCCAATGTGTTGTTCCACCGGCACCGAAAGCAATTGTACTTCCCACTTGTGAACCATTTATGTAGAATGTTTGAGATGAGTTAGTTCCAACCACTGCAAATTGAACCCAAATACCACCTTCAGATGAAACATCATATCCCGAATTTCTAAACTCGGAATCCCAATATCCTAATGTGTTTGTCCCATTAGGGATAGTAATTGGTGTGTATCTTGGTGAGTTTGTATAAAGTAATGTTCTAAATCCAGTATTACTTGTTAACATTCTTGCCCAAGTAATATATGTATATCCACTTGTTGGTAATGTAGGACCCGTTCCATTCACAACAACTCTATTAGTTCCTGTTGTACAATCAAAACATTTAATACCGTTAAGAACTACGTAATTCGCACCTGTTAATGTATGGTTATATCCACTTGTAATATCAAAAACAGTTGTTCCGCCAGAATAACTTGTACTATCATAAGCATCTAATTGAATAACTAAACCGTTTGTAACTAAATCTGGAATTGGTGTGTTAGTTGGGGTAGGTGTATTAGTCGGCGTCTCCGTTGGAGTAGATGTTGGTGTAGGTGTAGGTGTAGGTGTTTCAGTTAATAAAGACCAAACAACATTTCCATTTAGATATGCGTTAGTTACTGAAGAACCATTAAAATATATGTTACTACTATTTTCAAATAAACTCATGTTAATCGATTATAATATATAGTGTACCACTAACAGGTGTCAATGCGGCGTATGATGCTGATGTTATTGTTTGAATTGAAAATAAATTTGGTGATGTAACAATTTGAGATCCTACTGTGTTTGATTGTTTTGTAATATCCAAAAATGCCCCTCTTGTGTCTCCTCCTTGTTCAAAAATTCTAATACTATCTCTATATGAATCTATTATTATTCCACTACCACTTATGTTTGTATTTGTTATTGGTTTTACAAACATCATTTCACCACCTTCTTCACCAATACTACCACCAATTACCGCAATTCCATTTACATTTAATGAACCTGTTATCTGCACATCGTTTGTGGTTGACCATACTGAACCTGTTTCCGCAAATATAGAATCTCCACTTGTTCCTGATGTTCCACTTGTTCCTGAAGAACCTGATGAACCACTAGAACCAGATGTACCTGAAGTACCGCTCGTACCAGATGAACCACTTGTTCCTGAAGAACCTGATGAACCACTAGAACCAGATGTACCTGAAGTACCGCTCGTACCAGATGAACCACTTGTTCCTGATGAACCTGAAGAACCCGATGTCCCACTTGTTCCTGAAGTTCCTGATGACCCCGAAGAACCGCTTGTACCTGAACTTCCACTTGTACCTGATGATCCTGAAGTACCCGAAGAACCACTTGTACCTGAAGTACCAGATGTTGCTGCATTGTAAGATGTTCCATTGATTACAACATCACCTTGAACATTTATTGAACCGGTTACAAGAACCGAACCGGTCATTCGATGCGTATCATTTAAAGTATCTCCAAAAACAGTTGACCCACTTTGGGCTAAAGAGGTTACATGTGTAACTGACGAACTAACAATAAATTCTTTTGCGGTTATCGAACCCGTAACAATTAAATTACCATTAATTGTCTGATTACCCTGAAATGTATGTGAAACACCATCAACAATAGTATTTTTTAATGTTTCTAACGTTGTTTTATATGTTGTCACACCATCATCAAAAATAGTGAAACCCGTTAAACTTGGGTTTGTGGTGCCGGTTAAATCCTTTATATACTTGTTTGCCATTTCTGTTTTTTCTTTTAAATTGTCTACAATAAATACTTTATTTTGTTATAACTTTTATAATTTATTATTTATTCTTTTTGATTATCCATTTGGTGTAGGGGTTGGTGTAGGTGTAGGAGTTATAGTCGGTGTTGGTGTAGGTGTAGGAGTTATAGTCGGTGTGGGGGTTGGTGTAACCAAAGCGGTAATGTCGTCCACACAATCGTCCCCACATATTTCAAAATTGTAGTTATTTAATCTGGTTATAAAATTATGTCTAACGTGTACAAAATCTAACGGCTCCTCATAATATTTTATTGATTTAATATTAAAACAAGAAACTCCATTATGTATTCCATTCATTAAACCCGTACCACCTCCCCAAGATTGGATATATGGTTGTTCACCCCTATCCGACGGTATAATTTCTTCCCAATCCTCTATTTTGTAAATTGGTCTTCCATTAAGGTAAATTTTTAATATACCTAATCTTCTTTCTCTTTCTTTATTCCATTCTCTATTTAAAACTTCTAAATCGGTATAATTCGGAGTGGATCCCGTTAACCAATCGTATATACTTGTGTTTAAAGTTCTACCAGTAATTAAATCATTCCAACCACCATCGTTTTCTAAATTACAATCAGTATATCTTTTATATCTATCAAACGATATTGTTATATTAAAATCTTTTGTTGGTTGAGTAACACATAATTGTGGGGTTTGACCACTGGCAATATAAAACCCGTCACTGTAACCATTTGTTGGGTCACAAACACCTGAATAGTGATGAGAAACCCATTTTATTCGTCTATCTGAAGTAAATTGAAATGATAAATTATTATCGGAATAATTTAATGGATTATTTTCACCCCTAACACCCAAATAATAAAAAACACCACCGGATGACCATGACTGATTTTGTCTATTAAAAATAAAATCTAAAGTCCACCCCTTTTCAGTTCTTCTTTTTATTATTGGAGAACAATTATCTACACCAGCACCTGAGTCAAATTTATACGCCCACGGTTTATTATATAATTTTAACGGTTGTAAACAACAGTTATCATCATCGTCTAAAGATTGAATACAATCGATAAAATCACTATCAAACTCATCAATAATCGTACCATAGGTTAACGGATCCGACACCACAATTAGATTATTGTCGTTAGTGTCAATAATATTCGAATCGTCCGAAATGTCTAAAATGTTTTGATTTACCCTAACTTCTAAATCAAATTCATTAATAAATTCTAATAATTCATCATCTTCGGTAATAATTAAAGAATTGTCATTAATAGTAGATAATCCACCGTGAAACGCACCAATTGGATTTCTTAATGGTTCATTAAACCTATAAATTTCAAAATAGTGAGTATTATCGTCCCAAGTTGTTAAGGAAAAAATATTATTATTTAAAATGGTGTGTGTGTAACCAGTACCAAAATGAGACACAAACAAATCATAATCCACAGTTACGGTTATTCCCGAATATATATACGTATTATCATTTACTCTATTATCATATTCTCTTAATGTAATAGTCTCTCTATCACAATCAAAATTAGTTAACGATGTGTTTATCGTTAACCCCGTATATGATATCTCTTTAGATAAATCCAATACATCCGTATTATAATCTATATCGTTTTTTCCAAGTTCGTAATCATAAAATTCAGACGAATCTAACTTTAAATCCAGTTTTGACCCGTAAAACCTTAAAATATTCTGTGTGTTCATGTTTATATAAATATCTTTCGTATCATTTGATATTTATATAAAAAGTGATTTAGATGAATAATTTTATAAAACAGGTAATTGAGGAGAAATTTGCGTCAAAAGCACAACAAAGGTTCTTCTTTGCTAAGTCTAAGGGTGGTAAAAATAAGAAGTGGTCTAAGTGGGCAAAGGAATTCTCAGACGATACAGATTATAGTAAAATACCCGATAAGGTAGAAAAAGAGGTTGACGAAGTTGTTGATGATAAGGGTAATATCGCAATGAATAAAAAACCAACCAATTTCGATAAAGTAGGAATCACTCAAAATAAAACAACAGACGAGGTTGTAAAATCGGCACACGGTGCGATGGGTGCAATTGGTAAGGTTAGTGGTAGAGGAGCAATGAACACATTGAAATATTGGGCGGAATCTGACATGAGTAAGGTTTTAGGAGCAGATAAGTTATTGACTAGAGATGATGTGGATTACGAGGAAGCAAAAGATGAATATGAAGATTTAGGTATTGAAGACCCTATCGAACAGGATAAAAGAGCAAAACAATTAGGATACGACCCAAATCTACCAGACGGACAAACTAGGTTAGTTGAAAACCCTAAGAAATATATGGAGGAATATATTGAAAGTATTCTTTCAAAGAAAAGGATTGATAATGAGATTGTTTCTAATGAAACCGAGATGAAGGAAATTAGTCCAATAATTAAGAAACAAATAAAATCACTAAAAAATAGTATGGACAGTCATAATTTAACAATTAATGACATAATGAACCATTTAAAAGATAATGAATAAAGAATTAAAAGGTAGAGTTTTTAATCTTCCACAAAATATCTTAGATAAGATTAACCATATGATTATAGGTCTAAACGGCCAACATGTGGACGGATTGAATCGTGCTAAAAAATTATTATCGGATAAGACGGTAAATTACGGTCAACTTAAAAGGATTATACATGACCTTAAAAATATTGATAAAACCAATGACCGAGTTAAATATGATCTTTGTGGTGGTGAGTTGATGGAGAAATGGTCAGAACAACACTTAAAAGGTGAAAGAGACTTAGTAAGTAATAGAAAAGATTCAAGAAAAAACGCGGACTCCATGTCTAGCATTACCGGAGAAAGAAAGAACAGTCATCTTAAAAAACACACTAAAAAAGATAATTTTAAAATACCGACAAATTTAATAAAAAGTAATTCACATAAATCATCTATTTCACCAATAACCTCTTTAGGTTTATTTGAAGAAATAGAAAGAATGAAAAAATTAATGTTATAAAATGGCAACACAATTAGAAACATTGGCAGATAAATTCAGACAAGAAAGCATTGCCAGAAATACATATACCACCAAGGGTATTTACGACTCAAATCACCCAAACGCTATATCTGACGGTGACGAAAAAGGTAAAGCAAATATCGGTTCATCAATTGATATTCAAAATAGAATTAATAATTTAACCAGAAATACATATAACGAAAATAATGGTTACGGAACGAATCATCCAAATGCTATATCTGATGGAGATGAAAAAGGTAAAAATGAATTAGGTTCTTCAATAGATATCCAAAATAGAAATGAACTTTTATCTAGAAACATTTATGCTAAAAATAAAACATATAATTCAAATAGTAAAAACGCATTATCGGATGGTGACGAAAGAGGTAAAGGTGAAAACAACGGTAGTGTCGGTTCATCAGTAGACATTCAAAATAGAATTGATAACATCGGTCGTAATACTTATAATAATCAAAATGCCTATTCTATGGTACATCCAAACGCAATGTCTGATGGTGATGATAAAGGTAAAGGTGAAAATAATGGTAATGTTGGTTCATCAATTGATATACAAACAAGGATTGATGTTGTGGCAAGAAATAAATATAATGGGTCTAAGGGATATCCTGATTTTTAAAATATGTTAAACAAAATAATCTTTGAAATTCTTGAGGAACAGTCGGTCTTAAAAACAACAAGAACGAAACCTATTGTTGATGCAATCAAAAATAGGAAGAAGATTACATTTTATTATAGTGGACCAAGAAAACCTAAGAAAGATAGTGTTAAGGCCGGATATCGTGTTAAGGCGGAAGTGGTGGCTTTAGGATTAAGTAAAAAAGGTAATTTAGTGATGAGGGCATATGTTCAACCACCATCAACATCCAAAAAAGGATTTGAAAAACATGGATGGAGAACTTTCATGTTAAGTAGAATGAGTGGAACTAATGTTACTGATGAAGTTTTTAACGAAAAAAGACCGGGTTATAAAGAAGGTAACGACAATGGATTAAGTGTTACATATGTTACTACGGATTGGACAAATAAACCGGAAGTTAAAAAACCAAGAATTGTTACACAAAAACCATCAACAGAACCAATTAAACAAGTTGAACCTCCTATTGAAAAACCTCCTGTTAAAGGTGAAAAACCTACAACTAATATTGAACCAATAGAACCGTCAAGTTTACCGGAACCAAAACCAGAAAAAACTCCTGATTTAACACCACAAGATACTACTGGTCAAGATTTAAAAGATAAAGAAAAAGAATTATACGATAAGAAAAAATCTGATTGGGTTAATAAACAAAAAGAAATTGGTGGTAATATAAAACCGGGTCAAGGTACAAGAGAGAGATTTAAAAAAGAAGTTGAAAAAGAATTACCTCAACCAAAACCGGAAGAGAAACCAAGTGTTAATCCTGAAGAAAATGATGTCGAAGACGACAAAAATCTTCAAGAAAATATAAAAAGAATTAAAAGTTTAATGTTATTTTAAAAAACATTATATTATAGAAAATATTTAAAATTATGTCACAAGGTCAAGGGTCAATATCGTCAAATGAGTTAATGAAAAAATTGGTTCAAGCAAAAAAAGTTATGAACAAGGTTGATGGTGGTAATTTTGAAAGGGGTCATGTTAATGAATCTATGTTATTATCGGACCCAGAAGAGTTAATGAAATCTCAATATGGAGAGCAACAACCACAACCAAATCAAAGACCAGTAAACGGACAAGCCAGTGTTGATAAAATACAAAATTCTAAATTACCTGACGCAATAAAGAGAGCCATGATAGAAAGCCCAATTCCTCAAATTTCTTTAAACGACACTTTAGATATGGACTTCGTAAAAGGAGCAAAGCGATTAATGGAACAAGAAGGTGTCTCATCAAAAAAATCACAACCTCAACAAAAACAATCACAAGTACAAAGTTCTAATATTGACATGAACGCAATTGCTCTTATGATTGAAAATACAGTTCGTAAAGTTATGGATGAGAAATTAAATCAAATTCTTACCGCGTCCACAACGTCTTCAATCAATGAGAATTTAGTTTTAAAGGTTGGTGACTCGATTTTCAAAGGTAAAATCACAGGGGTAAATAAAGCAAAATAATTTATGGGAGAAAATCTTCATCTGTGGCACGCGGACAGAGGAACATACTACGATAGAAATGTCAATATTATTTCGTGGAGTGATGATTATCATATAAACCTCGGAAAATATAACTCAATTGGTAGAGATTGTAACTTTTTTTTACACGCAAATCACCGACCTGATTGGGTAACAACATCATCTCAACTATTAGGACCAGTAAACAAAGACATCGAAAATATGATGTTTGAAATGGGTCACCCATCATGTAAGGGTGATATTACAATAGAAAATGATGTATGGATTGGCGCTAAGTCAACCATAATGTCAGGAGTTAAAATTGGTAATGGTGCCGTTATTGGTGCGACCGCAACTGTTACTAAAGACGTTCCTCCTTATGCTATTGTCGTTGGTAATCCAGGTAAGATTGTAAAATATCGTTTTACTGAAAAACAAATAGATTTACTTTTACAAATTTCTTGGTGGAATTGGGACGAAGAAAAAATAAAAAGAGAATTCAAAACTCTTTGGTCATCTGACATTAATGAATTCATTAACAGACATTTATCTCCTGACCTAATCAATATTAGTATGTTTACTAAATGATTTTGTTTTTCCATTTTTTTTACTTATATTTTTGATATAACCTCATATTAGAGGTATTTCATTTATGTCAAAAATTAAAATTTTAGCAATTCCATCGGATAAACATGGTGTGGGTAAATTCAGAATAATGGACCCATATACTTTTATTGGTGAAAAACATTCAGATGATGTTCACGTGGACATTACATTTAACGCAGAAGATAACGACGAATACTTTTTAAATTACGATATTGTAGTTTTTCACTCCTTTATTCATCAAACAACTCACGATTCTAATGTTAACAGAATAAAATGGTTAAAATCAAAGGGTATCAAGGTTATCATGGATATTGATGATTTATGGTTTGTTGACCAACGTCACCCAATGTATCATCAAATTAAAGCATCAAGAATTGGTGAAATGAAAATCGAAATGATGAGGTTAGTTGATGCGATAACAACCACAACATCCATTTTTGCAAAAACAATTATGGATAGATTAGGTGTGAAAAACGTTCAAATTTTCCCAAATGCGGTTAATGAGGATGAGTCACAATTCCAAGTGAATACAACTAAATCAGATAAAGTCAGATTTGGTTGGTTAGGCGGGTCATCACATTTACACGATTTAGAACTGATGTCAAACGGTATTTCATCAACACATTATTCATTTAAAGATAAGGCTCAATTTGTATTATGTGGTTTTGATTTAAGAGGTACGGTTACTGAAATGGCACCTAATGGTGAAAAGAGACAAAGACCTATTCAACCTTTAGAAACTGTTTGGTATAAATACGAAAAATTCTTTACAGACAATTATAAAGTTCTGAGTGAAGAATATAAAAATTATTTACATAACTTTACAGAGACACCTCCATTCAACGATGAAAATGAACCATACAGAAGAAGATGGACTAAAGAAATTAATAGTTACGCGACTAACTATAACACTTTTGATGTTTCATTGGCGCCATTAGTTGATTCTCTTTTTAATGGTAACAAATCCCAATTAAAAGTTATTGAGGCTGGTTTCCATAAAAAGGCGATTATTGCAAGTGATGTTGACCCATATACTATAGATTTAATATCCGCGGTGGATAACGGAGTTTTAAATAATAAAGGAAACGCCCTATTAGTTAACCCTAAGAGAAATCATAAAGATTGGGCAAAACACATGAAACGTTTAATTGAAAATCCTAATATGATTGAAGATTTAGGTAATAGATTATACGAGACAGTAAAAGACAAATATTCATTAAAAAATGTTTGTAATGACAGAGTACAATTTTTCAAAACAATTATAAATAAATAAATCAAAAAACATGCACTACTTAGTAACAATCGGTTATGAAACCGAACAAATGGACAGAGAGGGTAACCCTCGTATTAAAAAATTTAAATACATTATCGAAGCGGAATCTGTGGAAGAAGCAACATTAGTTGCATCAAAATACAGAGCAGGTGACGTTCGTTCAAGTGAGAGTATTTCGGTTGCAAAAATGGCAATTGAATGTATCATTGATATGAAAAACACACCAGAATACTACAAAAAATAGTAACAAATATAACACCAACTGAATTATGGATTTCTACGGTAGAGATATACAGATAATGCGTCAATCGCAAAGTAAAATGGCTTTAGAATACCTTAATACAGTTGGTGTTCAAGTTACTTTTGAGGAATTACAACGTGTAACAGATATTTTTGTTGAGTGTTGTTTAAGACCGCAAGATAACGACTTAAAGGAGAGAGTTAAGAAGTTAGATAAATGGATTTTAGAAAAAAAAGTAAAACAGAATGACGGAGAATGATATCAAAGATTATCTTGAAAAGTTAAAACAAATTGAACAACAATTAAATTCAGATGATGATATTCAAGATTTTGATTTTTTAAAAGACGTTGATAAAGTGTTGGGTAGTTTGAACTCAGATTTAGCACAACAAATGAGTCAACCGTTAAATAATACTGTTCCATTAAATGGGGATACAGGAATTGTTACACAAGGTGTTATGGTCAAAGTTAAAAAATTAGACCCTAATGCAGTGATACCATCATACTCAAAAGTTGGTGACGCTGGTATGGATTTAACCATTACAAGAGAAATTGAAAACACCTCGTTTAGTGTATCGTATGGTTTCGGTATTGCGATGGAAATACCTAAAGGGTTTGTTGGTTTAGTGTTTCCACGATCATCTGTACGTAATCAAGATTTAATTCTATCTAATTGTGTTGGGGTAATAGATAGTGGGTATAGAGGTGAATTACAAGCCACATTTAAAAAAACCAATGGATTAGATTCACTAAAATATAAAGTAGGTGAAAGAGGTGCCCAAATTATAATATTACCATATCCGCAAGTATTTATGACTGAAGTACCTGAATTATCCAATTCTGAAAGAGGAGAAGGTGGGTTTGGTAGTACCGGAAAGTGATATATTTATAATAAATAATTTGAATTTAAATTAAAAAATTTTGGCATTAAAACCTAGAGTCGGAAAAAGTAACCAACAAACCGCCACCTTAACCTTAGACGAAAAAAAAGTTTCACACAAAGAAAAAATTCGTCAAATAATAAAAAAACCAAAAGAAAAGTTCCTTACAAAGAATCAAGAAACCTATTGGAATATTCTTGGTGAAAATCAAATAACATTATGTTTCGGTCCCGCGGGTGTAGGTAAGTCCTATATAGCAATGAAACGTGCTGTAGACCTATTACACGACGATTCTAACAAGTATGAAAAGATTATTATAGTTAGACCCGCAGTTGAGGCTGAGGAGAAATTAGGATCACTTCCAGGGGGCTTAGAAGAGAAATTAGACCCATACATTTATCCATCATATTATCTATTAAATAAAATTATTGGTAAAGAGGCTCGTGAAACTTTAAAAGACATGGGATATATTGAAGTTGCCGCACTTGCTTACATGAGAGGATGGAACGTAGACAATACAATATTAGTATTTGAAGAGGCACAAAATGCTACACCATCCCAAATTAAATTATTACTAACTCGTATTGGATACAATTCAAAATTCTTTATTTCAGGTGACTTAGAACAATCAGATAAATTCAGAGATAAAACAAAATCGGGATTATACGATGCGAAGAAAAGATTGAGTGACGTAAAAGGTATTGGTATATTTGAATTTGGAAATGAAGATATCGTAAGAAACCCAATTATTGGGGAAATTTTAAATAGATACGATTAACAATAAATTAAATATTACTTAATAAACCCACATCGTTTATCATAATGGTGTGGGTTTATTGTTTACTTATAAGTCTATATATGTTATATTACCGTATGGAAATATTCATTAGTATAGACGGTGTTTTACGAAACACAATTCAAAAATTTGACTATCACTATAACGACGCATATCTAAGTGGTGATTTACCTGAGGATAACAAATTTGAATATGGTATAACAGAACCAATTCAAAATGATAATTTATTAAATTCATATAAATTCCAATCTAAAGAGGAGTTTGAATTTTTTTTATTTATCGAATACCCAATAGAAATTTTTGGTCACGCGGGGTTAAGTTATTCAACAACGTTTACTGATTTACATAAAATTATTTATGAAAATCAAGAACATAATTTTACGTTAGTTGGTCTTGACGAATTAGGTAAATCAAAACCAGCAACATTATTCTTTTTATCTAAAAATGGTTACTTAGGTAATAACATTAAATTTATAAAAAGTGAAAACATTTCCGACACGTGGAAAAATTGTGATGTGTGGATTACAGACAATAAAAAAATTGTCGATTCGTGTCCGGAAGACAAAAGTGTTATCAAATTCAATAACACTTATAATCAATACTTTACTTATCATAAAGAAATAACTAAATTAACTGAAATACAAGAACCATGGTTGAAATTTTTGGAAAATCCTACTACATTGACCTTGACGGAATCACAGAAAAATGTAGAACCGGAAGTCAAATAAGTGAAGAAGACGGTAGTGAAGTCACCGAAGTAAACATCTTCAAATACGAAGTAATAAAAATGTGTTTAGATAGAGTTTTATCGGAGTATGAAGAAGTAGATGAGGGATTAGGTCCATTCGCACAAAACAATACTACGACATCATTTAAAATAGCTTTTAACACTTTAATAAAAAATCAAATATTAATAGAAGACAATGAGTAAAGAGAACATTGAAAAATTAGAAAGTGCGTTAACAAGATTAGACACAAATGAAAGTGTTGTTTATTTTTTAACATATGACACTAAAAACAATCCAAGAGCATCAGTAAAACACATTTACGACCTTGCACTTGTTTTAAAAAATAACGGTATAACTTCTAAAATTCTTGTGGAAGACAACACATACGGTGGTGTGTCTGCTTGGTTAGATGAAAAATACACAAACATTCCTGTGGTATCGATTAAAGACGATAAACCAGAATTAAAAATCGACGACATTTTAGTTGTACCTGAATATTATTCAAATGCCCTACAACAATTGGCAAATGTAAGATGTGTTAAAATCATGTTATTACAACAAAAAGATTACATGTTTGAAACATTACCAATCGGAAGTAGATGGAGTGATTATGGATTCGATAAGGTAATCACAACAACAGAGACCGCTAAGAAATATATTCAAGAGTATTTCCCTGAAAATTTAGTTCACATTATTCCACCGATTATTGGTGATAATTTTAGTCCGTCAGAATCCCTACTAAAACCGTTCATTGCGATTAGTTGTAGAGATAGGATAAAAAACAGAAAAGTTATTTCAGAATTTTATTTAAAATACCCACATCTTAGATGGATTACATTTAAAGACATGGTACAATTAAGTTATACTGAATTTTCAGACGCACTTAAAGAGTGTGTGGTTTCTGTTTGGATTGATGATGAATCAACATTCGGAACTTTCCCATTAGAATCTATGAAATGTGGTGTACCCGTTGTTGGTAAAATCCCATCAACTGAACCAGATTGGTTAGATGAAAATGGTATGTGGACGTACGATGAAAATAAAATTGTAGAGATTTTAGGAACATATGTTTTAGCTTGGTTGGATGGCGTTGAATTAACCCAAGAGGTAAAAGATAAAATGAGAGAAACTTTATTACCATATTCATCATCAATTACTGAAAATAATATTTTATCTGTATTTGATTCTTTTAAAAATAAAAGAATTGAATCAATAAAAAATGCTGTAGAAAAATTAAAACAAGAAGAAAATGAGCAATAAAAATATTACTATTATATTACCAGTTCACACCGTAGAGGGTGATTATAAAGAAATGCTAAAAATGGCATTAGAATCTGTTGACAACTTTCATAATGATGTTAAAGTTAAAATTGTTTGTCCGACAGATGTAAAAAATAAACTTAATGATTTTGAATTTGGTCAAAAATTAGAAGTCGAGGTTGTTTCTAACACATCGAAAGATACTGATTTTTGTAGTCAAGTAAATCTTGGTATATCCGTATGTGATACTGAATGGTTTAGTATTTTAGAAATAGATGACCAATACAGACCAATATGGTTAAGTTTGGTTAATGAATATGTAAAACATAACCCTGACGTTGATGTATTCTTACCGGTTGTGAGAGACATTAACACTGAAGGTAAGTTTATCAGTTTTACAAATGAATCCACTTGGGCATATGGGTTTTCAGAAAAACAAGGATTTTTAGATAACGAAGTATTATTAGATTTTCAAAATTACCAAACAAGTGGTGGTTTATTCAGAACAAACGTAATTAAAGAGAACGGTAATTTTAAAGAAAATATTAAACTAACCTTCCTATATGAATTCTTATTACGTTTAACTCATAACGGAGTAAAGATATTAACATTACCAAGAATCGGTTACCAACACGTAAACTTCAGAGAAGACTCTCTATTTTGGAAATACAAAAATAATGAGGAAACTAAGTTAAGTGATGACGAAGTAAAATTTTGGTTGGAAACCGCTAAGAAAGAATTTTTCTTTAAAAATAAACGCGATGTAAATTACACAACTAATTAATGCCAAGACCAAGAACCCAAAAAATTTATTTTGGTGAGGATCAAGAAAAGGCGGTAGTCATGTATCTAGAAAGTACTGATGAAGCAGAAAGAAATAAGATATTCAACGAATATTTGAGAGAACCCCTTATCATAATGGTCGAAAGTATTATTCGACGTTATAAACTTTACAGAAAAGACATGGAATTTGAAGAAATTCATACAGACACCATGTCCTTTCTTATTACTAAAATTAATAAATTTGATCATACTAAGAATACTAAGGCATATTCATATTTTGGTACCATCTGTAAAAACTACCTTATGGGGGCAATACAGAAAGATACTAAGGAACAGAATAGACAAGTATCATATGATGACATATCCTCCGACATGGAAGATAGTCCAACCTTATCTTATGTAATTGATGAGTACGTAATTGATTTTAGAGATGTCATTATAAAACTAACTATTTCATTAGAAGAATTCATGGAAAATGAAAATCTAAATGAAAATGAACAAAAATTAGGATACGCATTACTCGAAATATTCGGTAATTTCGATAAGATTTTTCAAGTGGGTGACGGAAACAAATTTAACAAAAATCTAATTCTGTTGTCCTTAAGAGAAATGACTTCTTTATCAACCAAAGAAATTAGAATATCAATGAAACGATTCAAAAAGTTATACGATGGTATTTTAGGTGGATTTTTAGAATAAATCTATTTATTGATATGAGAACACAGAAAAATAACATTACATTAGACGTAGATTCCGCCTTAGCACTAATGCAGGAAATTTATAATGATGTTGTTGAAAATAGAAACACCGCGTCCACCATTTTGAGAAAAATGATGAGTTTTATGAAAGACGCTGAGGACATGAGTACAATAGGTCCCGTTATTAAAGAACAACAAAAGATTTTAAATGATTGTACAGAGAAGAAAATTTCATTAGTTAAGTTACAAGGTGTTTTACTTAAACAAACGACAGGAGGTGGTGGTAAGAGCGGTCCGTTGGGTACGTTATCTGAAGAAGATAGAGAAATATTAGAGAAATTAATGAACTCGGATGATGATAACAAAACTACTAACTATAAACTATAATGAGTAAGTTAAAGACCACCAAAAATAAAATTAAGTCAAAATTAGAGGTCATTAAAAAATTTAATGATGAGGCAAAACCATTTGATGAGAATAGTTTTGATTTGTTATTAAAGGACTTACCGTCGTCCGATTTTATTGGTAAAAAGGTTGGTGATTTAACAAATAGTTTAAAGAAAAAAAAGGAAGAGTCGGGTAACATTTTTGGTGATTTAGTCGGGATTGTTGATTCTTTTTTGGCGTCAGGTCAAAAGGTTAAATCACAAAATCCTTTAGAAACAAAATCAAGAATTAAACAACATGCGAACGATTCAATTGATGTGACATTACAATCATCAAAACAAATTGTTCTCGATAATGTAAAAAAAATATTATTTGCTGGTGACGGTATTTGTGGAACTAATAAAAATTTTACCGGGACTCAGTTTGATACTGTTAGATTAAAACCAAAAGAATTTGATTTTTTAAATGTACTAACGGTTGACCCCAACAGCAATGTTGGTAAAATAGTATACGAACCATCAAATACAGTTACGAGTAAAGAAAAAACAAATAGAGAACTTTATACTACATTTTCAGGAACACAATATAGGTTTGATACTTCAAGTAATAAAACACTATTTGATATGAATTGGAGTAGTGGTGACCAAGAATTTATTCTTTCGGGATTAACTCAGGGAACCAGTTCTGTTCCAGTTGAAGACTTTTTAAATGACTATTATTCATCAATAGAACTTCCCGATATTTCTGGTATTACAAAAATGGCCATGTTAATGACCATTCAAGGAGACTCAAGTGAAACCCCTTTATTTACGGGGGCATTTAATGATTTGAATAGATTAATTACTAAACTATGTTCTGTTTGTGGTAATCCTAAAAAAACGAATACGTTGTCTAATCAAAACGCAATTGATTTATTTAACGAAAATGATGAAGACCTTGAATTGTATTTTAATTTTGACGATGTGGAAGGTATTGACTTAGATGATGAAAATGCTAGATATCGAAAAGTATTACGTTTTCAAGATTGTAATAATTTTGAGGTTCCTGTCAATACTGACTTATTTGAAGACTTTGTTTATTTATCAGGTAAAAAAAATTTAAATGATTTAGTTAATAGTACTTTAAATAAAGTTGCCTCAGATTCATTTGAACAATCGGACGGATCTTCAATTACTTTAGGTGATTTCCAAGTATCGATAAACAATCTTTTTATTTTAAATTTACCTAAAGCACTTATAATGAGTGTAATATCGCCAAAAATATTTTTACCAATTGTTGTTGTATATAAGTTATTTAAATCGGTAATTACATCCACCGCAAATCAGCTTGTGGAAACCGCTAAAGAGTTTATGAAAAAGTTTCATAAATTATTTAGTGCAATTATTAAAGATTTGTTTTGGAAATTTATCAGTGAATTTTGGAAAAGAGTAAAAGTAGATTTACTAAACTTCGTTTTGAAATTGGCACAAAAAATCTTAAAAAATAAATTAAAGAGATACTACGGAGTTATCGCAATATTAATCGCATTATTAACTAAAATATTAGAACAAGGTTTTGATAATTGTTATGATTTATTCAATGCCGTCATATCAACATTGACCACCGCAATTAATACATCTATACCATTAAAAATACCACCAGTTTTATTGTTAATTACACCGTTCTTACCCGGATATAGTCCTGAAAGGGCATACATGGCAGCAATTGAGGGAATGTCCGCAGCTGGAATACCTACCGGACCAATAAACGGAGAACCAAATGATTTCATTGAAGCACATAAGAAAGTTATTTTTGCGGTAAACGAAGAAGAAAATAATTTTGGTGCATTCGATGCGGTTACAATCCCAACACCCGCCGGTTTTATGGAAACATTTATTAAAAGAAGAGTTGGATAATATGGATAAAGAAAAATTAATAGAAATTGCCACTGATGTAGAGAATAAATCAAACAAAGATTTATTCGTTTGTGTAAATGAACTTTACGACGAACATCAAAAAACAAAAAACCTTATAATTGACTTAACGAGACATTTAGAGAGTGTTGAAAACCTTTATAATACCGTTAATAAAGAAGTTGAAAAAAGAATTAAGAAGTAATGAAAATAATTGATATTGCAATATGTGTTGATAATATTGACCCAAAAGGTATGGGTAGAATTCGTTGCGTTAGATACAACGATTATGTTGGAGAAAAAGAAAATTCAACAAAATACGAAAAATGGTCACAAAATGACCCATTTATTGCTTCTCCATTTTTACCAAATAATATTAATTTCGTACCTGAAAATGGTCAATCAGTCAAACTTTTAAATTACAATACCGATAATGAAAACATTAATTTAGAATACATTGCGGGTCCATTTACAACTCAGTATGATTTCAACGGTCAAACGTTTTCACAACAAATTGAAAACACCACATATGGTGTGGCAACAAAACATAGGGGGGATGTAAAAAAATCTAGTGGTGAATTTATTAAAAATAAATCTAACAATTCATTTGCTAAAGATAAAGATTTCGCAATTTACGGAAAATATGGTTCGGACATTTTATTTACAGAAAATGGAATACAATTAAGGGGAGGTAAACTTCTATCAAAAGAGGCGGCAAGTTATCTTAATAGAGAAACTATGCTAACTCATCCATTGATGGCTGACAAATCATCAAGACTTTACTTGAAAAAATTCCCTAAAAAAATGACATTAGGTAATAGAAAAGTAAAGAAAACAAATGTTGAGGTTAAGAGTATTAAAACCATCGTCGAGTATGATATTGAAGGTTCTCTTTCGAACGTAACAGGAGTCAATTTTAATGTTTATACTGTTAAAAGTGAGTATGGTGAAACATTCAAGTCCAACTTTTTTACTGAAAATACTTCATTACCGATGGCTTCGGTTAAATTAATTAATACGGACGACTCAAATTCTACTGTCACATATAGAGAAGATGTTTCTTCGGTAGAAGACGCATATAAAACAATTAGGGACACAATTTTTACAATACACGATATTGGGTTAGGGGAGCTAAATACATTATATAATAATGAAGATGAAAGACATCCTATTTTTTTTAGACCTAAAATCGGTGGTGAGTTGTCAAGATTTGGAATTAGTCAAACTGAAGATAACAATAAAAAAACAATATTAAATAAAGTCAGTGTTAGTAGAATCGGACCAAAAAGTGGATTATTGTGGTCGGCAACAAAGACAAAACCTCCTGTAACATCTAAAGATTATGTTGAGGAATTTTTAAAGATAGATCAAAATACACCAGAACAGACATTTGCCACTGTTACATCAGATAAAATTTATTTTTTATCCACAGATTTAGGTTCAAATGAAGGAGAAAGTCCAATTAATTTTAAATCGTTGGATAAGTACGATTTCACTCAAGAAGATTACATTAAAAATATTGACCCAAAAACATACTCAACTGTTAGAGGTGAAAATCTTTTAACATTACTTAGAAGTATGATTCAAGTAATTTTTACACACAGACATAACCCACTTAAACCAATTATTGGGCAAACTGAATACGCAGAAGGTGAGGAGTTGAAAAAACTTTACCAAACCGTGGAAAACGATATTTTAAATAAATCGATTAGAATCAACTAATTTGATATTTATTAATAAAAAAGATGTCATATTTCCGTTCATATTTTGAGAAGAATAATACCATCATTAAAAATTCTCAGGTTAACACCGCAAAAAACCCAACAACTGAGATTTTTTATGGTTCTGGTTTTTCTAAATTTCTATTTAAAGTCGATTTTACTGACTTAATATCTAAAGTTACTTCTGGTGAATATGTTGTTACCCCAAGTACAACACACACACTTCATTTAACAAATACCATATTTGGTGATGAGACATTCTTAGGTGCTAAAAGAGGTACGGGTAGACAAAGAACTAATTCATTTGATTTAATATTATTTCAAATACCTGAATTTTGGGACGAAGGATTGGGATTTGATTACGAAGACGGTGGGTATGACTTCACCACAGGTAATGTCACTTTCGACGAAAGACCATCCAACTGGTACAACAGAACAACAATAAATGAATGGACATCTGAAGGTGTTTATGGAACCACACCAACAATCGTTGATACAATACATTTTGATAACGGTAATGAGGATTTAAATGTTGATATAACAAGTTATGTAAACGGGATTATTACGGGAAACACAAATCATGGTTTAGGATTGGCATTTGCGGTGGTGTACCAAGACTTAACACCCGAGGTTGATAGGTCAGTTGCTTTCTTTACAAAATACACACAAACATTTTTTGAACCGTACGTTGAATCTTTCTTTAATGATAGAATTAACGATGATAGAAACAATTTTGTGGAAAAAGTCAATCAAAATTTATATCTATACGTGACTAAGGGAACTAATTTCTATGATTTAGATACTTTACCTACGGTAGACATTTTAGATAGTACTAACACTATAATATCGGGTTTATCCAACCTAACCTCAACAAAAATAAAAAAGGGGGTTTATAAAATCACATTTGGTTTGGATGGTGTGTTGTGTGACGGAAGAAGATTCTTTTTCGATAAATGGAAAGGTTTAAGTTTAGATGGTGTAGACATTTCAGATGTAACACAGAAATTCATTCCTAAACCTTATACGTCTTTATATACTGTCGGTCAAAATCAAACAGATTTAGATAGATATGTGATACAATTTTTTGGTATAAAACAAAATGAGAAAGTTAAAAGAGGTGAGAAACGCAAAATCGTTGTAACATTCAGATCTATTAATAATCCGATAAATACATTATTTGATGAGGTTTATTATAGATTATTCATCAAAGAAGGAAGAACTGATGTGATTGTTCATGATTGGACACAAATCGATGTAACAAATGAAAATTCATTTACATTAGACACTTCCATTTATATACCAAGAGAATACTATATGGAAATAAAAGGTAAGACTCATAATGAGGAAATATTCTATAATGAGCACATTAAATTCGAAATATTATCCGAGAAATAAAACTATTTATTTATTATGAAATTAGAAGAAATAATTAAAAAACATCTTAATAAGGTTGTTAAAGAAAATGAATCAACCGAAAATTACATGTTTTTCAGTAATATACAACAAATACACAGACAATGTGAAATGTTGATGAAAATGAATCCACAGGAATTAGACCAAATTATTAAAAATGGTCATGATTGGGCGGATGATCATGTATCTGAAGCAAAGAACAACATGGACCAAGTTTTTGATTTCTTTATGAACGAAACAAAACGTAACGATAAAGAAAATGTCACAGCTGATATGAATCAGTTTAGTGTGAACGAAGAAAAACAACTTGATGAAAAATGTTGGGATGGTTACAAACGAATCGGTGGTAAGAAAAAAAATGGGAAAATGGTACCAAATTGTGTACCTACAAATGAAGAAGAAAACCCATACGATGATGATGACGATAAATCGGACATCCACCCAACGGGTTCATCCGATTGGAGACACAAAAAGAAAAAAAATGAATCCACAAGTCCCGCACAACAAGCAGCAATTGCCATCAATATGAAGAAAGAAGGTAAAAAACCTAAAAATGAATCAGAAAGGGAAATGTACGAAGCTATGGAAATAGATGAAAGTAAAAACTGTCCTACAGATCCTGCAAAATGGGCAGCATCTAAAGCTAAAGCTAAAGCCAAATTTGACGTTTATCCTTCAGCATATGCAAATGGTTTCGCGGCAAAAGATTATAAATCAAAAGGTGGTGGTTGGAGAAAATGTAAATAAATGAATTTACAAGAACAGATAAGTAGAATGGAAAAAATGATGGGACTGTCCGAAGGGATGGTTCAATCAAATGCGTGGAAACCAATAGGAAAAACGATAGAAATTCTAAAAAATAAAAAAAAAGTTCTACTATTAAGTTGTTCTAACAGATATAATTGGGATGAGAAAAATGTCGACGTACCCAAATCAAAATTATTAGCAACATATATTCACGAAGAATTGGGTGATAATTCAACTCTAATTGATGTTACCGACCTTAAAATATTACCTTGTGAGGGTAACGTATCGAGAAAAGAAGGTAACAGTTGTGGGGTATTAAAAGCAAAATTAAAAGATAAAGACAAAAACCCAAGTGGTGAACACAGATGTTGGGTTAACATTAACGAAAAATCAGACGAACTTTGGAAAATATCTAAAGAATTACTTGAGTCTGATGCGGTTGTTTTCTTCAGTTCAATTAGGTGGGGTCAAACCAATATGTATTATCAAAATTTGATTGAAAGATTAACATGGTTACAAAATAGACATTCAACTTTAGGTGAAAGCAATATCATTAAAAATATAGAATCTGGATTTATTTGTGTTGGACATAATTGGAACGGAGAAAATGTTAATAATACTCAAATGAAGGTTCATGAATTTTACGGGTTTAAAATCAATAAAGATTTATATTGGAATTGGCAATACACTAAAAATGTTCATGAAGAATCGTTAAAATCATATAAAGATTCTCACGATAAATTCATAAAAGATACTAGAATATAATATGAAAATTATCATAACCGAAAATCAAAAGAAGAAGATTATGAATAGTAGTAGTTGGAAGGAAGTTAATAACAGACTCACCAAAACATATTATTTCAAAGATTATAAGAAAGTTATGTCATTTGTTGATGGGGTAATGAAGATTGCCGATAAACAGAATCATCATCCAGATATGACCGTTCATTATGACCATGTGAAATTATCAATTACAGACCACGATAAGGGTAAAGTATCAGACAAATGTCATAAATTCACTAACGAAGTTGATAAATTGTCTTAAAAATTAATATTTATAATTATGAAAATAGTCGTTTCAAAAGAAGATAAAGAATATATAGTAGAATCTATAAAATCAGGAGAAGTTTTAAGAGAAGACCTTGCAAGATGGTTTAAAGAAAAGTGGGTAGATGTTAGTAAAAAGGTAGATGGTAAACACCCACCTTGTGGCAGAAAAGATGCTGATGGTAAATCCTATCCAAAATGTAGACCTTCTAAAAAGGTATCTAAAGAAACTCCAAAAGTTGCATCATCTTATGATAAAAAAGAAAAGAAAGCAATGACATCACAAAAAAGAAGAGCGGAAAAAAAGGACCCTAAGGTTGGTAAAGGTAATAAACCAACAATGACCAGATTTGACGAACAAAAAACTAAAAAAATGATTATAAGTATAACTGAAGACCAATTTGAAAGATTATTTGAATTTAACGAAGAGACTCCTGTTTTATTATTTGAGGATGAATTTGGTTCAATCGAAAAAACCAACCTCGAATCTACCAATATGTTAAACGAGGCGGAATACCAAGGACGTAAGGTTCAGTTAGGTAAAATAATGCAAGGTGACATCAAGAAGTTTAAAGTATATGTTAAAAACGATAAAGGTAAAGTCGTTAAGGTAAACTTTGGATTTGGTGGTAAATCTGCTAAAGGTAAAAGAATGGTTATTAAAAAGAATAACCCAGAAAGACGTAAATCATTTAGAGCAAGACATAATTGTGAGAATCCGGGTCCACGTTGGAAACCAAGATATTGGGCTTGTAGAACTTGGTAATTAATAATATTTCACATCAACCCCACATTCAAGGAGGAGTTGGAGAGATTTCTTTTGAGATTCATCCCACTTCTCCTTATTTTTTGTAGTACATACCTCTTTACAGTAAACGATTTTAATCCCACTATTCACTATACCTCTGGCACAGTCCATACATGGTAATCCAGAGGTAAGATATATTGTTGAGTTTTTTAATGGTGTACCCACCCGAGCGGCATTATAAATGGCATTACGTTCAGCATGTTCAAACCAGAAGTATTTTTCAGGTCTTTCCTGACGTTCTTGTAATGAATCGTCCAAACCCCTTGGAAATGAATTATAACCCGTAGAGAGGACCTCATTATCGATTCCTACGATAACGGCACCTATCTGTGTAGATTGGTCCTTAGATTTCAGTTTTACCTGTTCTGCGATGTTCAAAAAATATTCTGTCCAATTCATTATATTAACTTTTGTGGTGACCAATACCAAACCCTATTATCTGAATATCTATTGAGTGACCAAGCATCCTTTTTTTCTTTTAATTTACTTATTTGTAGTAAATCTGTGCGATTTCTAATATCAATACCGACGTTATAACCACCTTCAGATTTTTCATAGATAGTATTGTTCATTGGGGGTTCATATTTTCCCTCATCATCTAATTTTAACATTTTAATCATCTCATCCTTCTTCATTTTACACTCAATACCTCTTGTGTGTATCATTTTTTCAAGGACGTCCAATCTTAATTTACTATAATCTACTTCAGACATAACGCAAATATAAGAAATATTCTGGAATATACCAAAAATAAAAAACCCCCACATTTCTGTGAGGGTTTTTAGTATGATAAATCATTAAGATTATCTTAAAGTATCCAAACTGAATGTTTGTAAACCACTTACGTTAATCAAACCAAAGTAACGGTTGTTAACCATTTTCTTAGCGTATCTAGTCATGATACCCTTGATTGGAGTGAAGTTAAATGGATTGTACATTGTTGGAGTTAATTGTAATGGCACATATGGTGCGTATACATAACCTGCGTCTAACAAAGATTTACCTTTGTGACCGATTAAGATTTTACCTGCTGGGAAGTAAGGATCACGGTATACTTGGTAGCGACCTGCCAATGAACCGATTTTCTCGATACCCATGTTGTAAGAATCTTGCTCAGGAGCTGCGTTAGAAACGTGGAAATACTCTAAATCATCGAATACTGCAGAAACTTCTGAAGAAACAACGATCCAGTTAGCACCACCTCTTAACGTAGTCTTGTGGATTTGTGCAGAGATTTGGTTAACTTTAGTAACTAAAGTTTGGTTCCAATCTTTTTGAGTGTAACCTTGGAACGGAGTGTTTCCACTAGCACCATATTTCCACTCATTGTAATCCCATTTTGCAGTCCAAGCCGCACCTTTACGTAAGTCACGTAAGATTTCACGGTCAACCTCAGCAGCGATTTGCTCAGATAACAATGCTGTTAATTCAGCCTCAGCATCGATGTTGTGGAACGCACTAACGTCTTGTGCCAATTCTGGAGACCAGCTTGCTCTTAATTTTCTTTCAGTTACAGAAACTGTTACTGATTCTAAATCAAAAGAAACCTCACCAATTTCATCTTCAAATTCTAAAGATGCGTATTGACGATAAGTTACTTGGAAATCTGTTTTTGCTAATGTAGAACTTGCTACAACGTAATCAGAGAAACCTGAAGTTGCAGAGTAAGCTTGTAAATCAACATTGATGTAGATGAAACCATCACCATCACAGATATCATTATACTTACCTGTTACACTTGAAGATCTTTGACCGTATTCAACAATACCTTTACCGTATTTCTGAGTTACGATATTGATTGGTAATTCTTGAGTACCAGTGTGTCCAGTTAAAGCTGCATCAATACCTTTTACAGTTAATGAAGCTAAAAACTCTTCAGTGTCCATTTCGTTACCGTTAGGACCTGCTAATTTTCCAGCACCTGTTTGGGTGAAACCAGAAACTTTCAAAATCACGTTAGATACTGAAGTACCTGTTGCGATTGCTGATGCCGCTGAAGCAACACCTGCAGAGAAAGTAACCATATCAGCAACAGTTGCGGAAACTGTAGTGAATGAACCTTTTGAATAATCAAAAAGACCTTGATCGTTTGCGTCAGATCCTTCGTAGAATCTATCGTACAAGTTAGTACCTGTGTAACCAGTTGTTGCACTTGCTCCACCAGCTCCACCAGGGATACCGTAAGGTGCGTAGTGACCGTTACTTGCGTTTCTTTCTTGAATTTTAGGTACGAAGTAGAATAATTTACCGATAGGTAAGTTCATTGCTTGTACTGAAACGATGTCGTTTGCTAATAATTTAGAGAATACACGACGGATAATTGGGAAAACTACTGTCTCGAAAGAACCACTAGCATCAGAAACTGCTGCTTCGTTGATTAAATAAGACGCTTGGTTTTCATACAATTGCGCGATGTTATCTTTTTGGTGACCGTCTAATCCGTCAAGGAATCCTAAGTCATCCCATTTTTTGATGGTATCTTCTTTGATAACTCTAAGGTGTTTTAAACCGATGTTACCTACCATACCTGATTCTAATAATGCTCCCATTTTTTGAATATTTGTTTTTTAGTTTTTATTATTTTATTTTTCCCATTAAATCTTTCATTCTCTTGAATTGTGGGTTTTCGTAAGCTTTCGCTTCAGCCAACACTTGTTGAGATGATGATGTTGATGGAGTGTTAGAGATTTTTTCAACAACTGTTTCGGTAACTGTAGTTTTTGTACCTAATTCAGATTTGATAGTGTTGAATAAACCTTTAGATTCATTCATAGTAGAAACTGAATCAAATCTCTTTAATATGTTCAATTTCTCTTGTTTTGTTGTTGAATGTTCAGTGAATAAACGTGTAGCGTACGCTAAGTTTGCATTGAACACAGCAACTTCGTTAAGTTTTTCCTTGAAAAGAACTAACGCCTTTTTATATTCAGCATTTTGTTTCTTTAAAGTTTCAACCTCTTCGTTGATTCCAAAAACACCAGAACCTGCCTTGTAAGTTTTCTTACTTGGTAAACCTGCTCTATTAGCACCACCCTTATTTCCATGAGGGTTTGATTTAGTTCTCGCAGCTTCTGTAGCCTCAACTTTCTCAACGTCAGAATCTTCCTCTTCAGACATTTCACTATCTTTAGATTCTTCTTCCTCTTCTTCATCTAATTCAATTTCGTAAAGAGTTTCATCTTCAGCCATATCAGAATCCATAGTATCATCAGACATTTCGTCCATGTTCATACCCATTTCATCTCCAACCTCAGTTTCTTCTTCACCATCAAGTTTGATGATATATTCGTCTTCGCCAGTTGACATTTCAACGTTATCTCCGTCTTTCTTAACTACGATACCATCTTCTGGTTTCATTGCTTTGAAAACTTTCAATACTTCGTCGTCAGATGCTCCTGTCATGTCCATAAAGTCATCTTCGTCATCCATTGACTCTTCACCATCTAATGATAGTTCGTCGTCTAAAGATGGTTCTTCTTCTGAATCGTCAGATGCTGGTAATTCCTCACCATCTTCTTCAGAGTCTAAAGAATCGATTCCTTTAGTTGGGTCTTCGTTATCGAGGTCGTCTACATTTTCAGAATCGTCGGCATTTGCCTCATCATCTGACATATCATCTGTTTCCTCTTCATCAGAATCGGGTTGTTCAGACATTTCGGTGTCTTTTACTTCCTCTTCCTCTTCTTCCAATGATTCTTTAAGCAAATCGTTTAGTTCTTGCTTCATTGTTGACGCAAGTATACCTTTTGCATTTTGCTTCACGGCTTCTTCAAGAGTTTGTACTTGAAGTAACGCATTTTCTAAAATTGATTTTTCGCTCATTGTGAAATTTTTGTTTTTATTATCTTATAAATACTTTGATTTTATGAAAAATTTACTTTTTCAATATAACTACACCAATAAAATTGATTATTTGGATAAAAAACTATCCAAATTACCCATTAATTTAGCCATTCTATTGTCGAGAGTTGGTTTCTTCACTTCCGCCTCTTGATATTGTTCTCTTTCTGACGGATCACTAAAAATGTAGGCACCGGGTGTTGATGGTGACGATACTAAATCGAAACACACCAACTCAAAGTCCTCCTGAACAATATTTTGTCCTTTTACATTTTTAAGTGAACCAACACCACGAGAGGAGATACCTAATGTTGCACCATTCATTATTAACATTGCGGCTTGGTCACCTTTAGTAGATACGATACCCATCTTCTTCCAACCTGGAGAAGTGAATAATTTTATCTTACCCATAAGGATTTTACCGTCCCACCACGTTTCAAGAATTGAATGTGATACCCTATCTAAGTCGATAAGTGAAGATGAAGGGTGATTTAATTCATTTAACGCACCACCCTTCTTAATAAGATTTTGATATTTTTCGTTTTCTCTCTTTAATAAGACTTCAGGGTATATTCTACCATTCTTATTTGGAGTGTCGTATTTTTGTAAAACGGCAAAAAGAATAAGGTCTTCTGAGAAGTCCAAATTCTTCATTTCCGATATAATTTTCTTGTTGTCGTCAGGAGACACATGGCCAGCGTCATATTCAATCAATATTCCGTGTCCTGTTTCCTTTGGTCCTAATATTTTCATTTATGGAATTAATATTCCTATAAATACATCAATATCTAAGTTATTTTTTAGTTTTATAAAAATTGAACAACTTTTTGTCGTTTAAACCATCTTCCACCAAGTTTTCCATAAGATTTTTAACCATATGTTTCACTTCTTTTGATTTAACATCAAATTGCCTATCAATGTATAGAGTCACCTCTAAATTCATGAAAGACCTTTTTTCAAGTTTTATTCCTTTTGTTCTTATATCCAAATCAACAATAGATTGTTGTTTAAAGTGTGGATTTTGTAAATTATAAATTATTTCTTTTATTTTACGTCTTGATTTAAGAATCGTATGATCAAAGTCATCCGTTTCATTATCTGGTTGTAACCAAGAATTTAATTTTAAGTAAATTGTCTTTAAGTTTTTGTAATCTACGGTACCATAACCGATTTTTACATCTTGGTATGTCCCTAATGGGATATACTTTCCATTTTTCATTATTTCATCATATTATTTTATTTATGGTGTAATAAAAATATAAATAAAAAAACTTATAAATCCAAAAAATATTTTGTATATTTTAGAATACTTATATATTATGATTGTAATTGATGTAACAAAAGAAAAAAGTCTTGAAAGTGCACTTAGAACTTATAAACACAAAGTTCAAAAAGTTAAACAAGTCCAACAATTAAGGGAAAGAAAAGAATTCGTTAAACCCTCAGTTATTAAAAGAAAAGAAAAATTAAAAGCGGTGTACGTTCAACAAATAAAAAATGGTCTTAATTAAGACCATTTTTTAATTCATTTAATCTGTAGTAATTATATTTTGAAGGTTTCATATCCTTTACTTCCTTCTCCACATTTGATAACTTATTTGTTAAATCCGTATCATTTGATTCACTTAAAAGTGAACCTACTTGAGTTAGAATACTTTCTTTAAGTTCTGTGGTTTTATTATTTAATTCATCTTCACTTAAAGAAAGAATGTTTTTTAATTCTTCTTTCTGTGATTCATTCATTGTATTTGAATACAATACGTTAAAATTATTTGCTAACACTGCGTGTAACAAACTTTCGTTTGGTGTTACACTACTAGAAACACTCTCAACAATATCTTTTTTAGTTATTAAATGTTCAACCAATTTTTTCTTAGCCTTAACCTTCTTTTCTAAATTCGATAGAGTATCTTCTTCAGATAAGTGATCTAACGCAGTATAAATTTCATTTTCGTTAATTTCAGAAACATTAACTTTCTCGTCCAATGATTGACAAAATCCTTTAAACTCATTAGTCATTTGTTGTTTTAACATAGACCCCATCCCCTCAACGTATAATTGAGCAGTTTCCTTATCTTCAAAATATTTGTTCTCTATTTCTTCATAGAATAGATAAAGTTCTTTAAAACTTTTATTTTCTTTAATTGTACCCAATATATCTTTTACCTCTTTCTTATTTTGTTTAGAATAAGATTCGGTTAATTTTGATAATATCTTAGATTTTAATAATCCGAAATTTTTCATTTTTGTTCGTTTAATATGTCGTTTAATTTAGTTTCTATCTCATAAATATTCTGTTGTGCCTTATTAATATCAAATAATTGAGATATATCATCTCCCTCACCCAACATACCTAATATTTTTGATTTTTTAGACTCACTTAATGGTCCTTCTCCTCCCGGTGGTTCAGCTGCCGGAGGTGCTCCTCCTCCCATATCCATTCCACCACCATCTGGTGATTCACCACCACCTGCCGCTTCAACTTTTGCTCTTTCTTCTTCAGGTATACCGTATTTCTTATCCACCACATCAAAGACACCAGAACGCTTAATGATATTTTGTGTATTTGTTAACTCAAATCCCATCGCCCTTTCAAGTCTTTGTTGTTGTAAGTCTAAAACAACTTCAGACTCACTCATACCCAAGATATTCTTTTTAGCCCATGTATGTGACACAGGTAATATACCAACTTGTGATTGGTCAGAAGTTGCGTCTTTATATAAAGTGATTTTTTCTTTCCATTGTTCAATACGTAATAAATCAGATTGTGCCGATGGATTTGTTAATGATAAATTAAAATTATTTAATTCATCTTCCATTCCCGTTAGGTAAAGATGTATTAATGCGATTTTATTTAACTCTTGAATTAAAGATTTTTGAATTCTATTAATTGTACGAGCAAAACGAATATCCATTAATGCTAAACTCTTACCCTCACCAACAACCTCCTCAAATCCTAAAAATGCTTTAGGTATACGTAACGCAGCCAATAATTTCTTTTGAATATATTCAATATCGGCAATCTCACCTAAATTTTGTGCTCCGGGTAATGTTTCAATTGGGTTTGTTTGTGATGGGTCACGAACAGGTATGAAATAATCTTGGTCAACCGCCATTTGATTATATCTCATATCTACTTGACCGTTACGTGGGTCAGAAATCTGATCTCTTTTAAATTTGTTCGCTACACGTTGTACGTAAGGTTCAATGTCCTTATCATCCATATTACCAACGAATACTTTGAATACACGTCTCTCAGGTGCTCTTGATGTTCTGTAAATTAACATCGCATCTTCAGCAAGTAAAAGTTGTTTCCAAATACGTCTAATCTTATCTAACATAGAAGTACCATAAGGTAACTTTCTATCATCACCTAATAATCTAAAGTGTGCTATTTCCCAAGCTTGGAATTCCATTTCTTTGGTTTTCCAATTAAATCTTAATTCTCTTGATGGTACTTTAGTGTCTCTAGTTTGAGTTGGTTGTTTTGATGCGGCACCTTCGATTCTTTCAATCTCAATATTTGGAAGTTGTTGACAACCAACAATTCCTTTCTCGGGGTCTATTTTTAAATAAACAAAATCATCACCATACTTACAAAGACCTCTTGTCCACATTTGTAAGTTTGTATTGATGTCTAACTTGTCATAAAATAATTCTTCCAATATTCCTTTGATTCTTTCGGAATCAGAATATATTGTTAATATTTGACCCTTCTCAGACATTGTTGTAGATTCTTCAGAATAGATATCTAAAGCGGCGGAAATTTCAGGTGTGAACTCCATAGATTCATAGTCATAATACGCTGATATTCTATTTGGTTCATAATATACCGATTGATTATATAGAGATTGGTCAAGTTTTGTCCACTTATCCGCAATGTAAGAACTTTGTTGTGCTTGCAACATTGCCTTTTCATATTCTTCTCTACTATCTGTTTTTAATAATTCGTCTTTACTGAAATTAAATGACGGAGTCTTGTCAACTTTCGTTTGACCCGGATATCCGAACATCTTGGTTAATTTCTGAAAAACTGTTAGATTCTGATCTGCCATGTTTATAAATAGTTTTCTTTAAGAATATATACTTTTTTATTTGGATTAAAAAGACTATTTCGATTTACCAAATAACCAAGAATATTCTTTATACGCCTCTTTTGGAACACCAGATGGGTTATTTTGATAATAAATTTGATTATTATCCATTCCCATAGACCCTATTTGGTCAAATGCTGTACCATAAGAATAAAACGACTTATTTGGTTCGTATGTTCTTTCGGACATAGTCCAAGAGTCCAACATAGCCTTATTTGCGTTTTCATTTTTTTCCAATTGATTGAAAGACATATCCGCGACATATAAAGCCATTGATAACCCCATAATCGCATCATCGTGAGTCCCCTTCATGTGGTCGGGTCTACCGTTCAAATATACGAACGTATTAAGTTCATTTAATAATCTACTTGACCTTACCGCAAATCCCTTTCTTAACTGTTCTTCAAACGCAGCAACAATTTGTGTTCTTTTATTATTAAAACTAAGACCTGGTATTTTTTCCATAGCCTTTGAATTATACTCCCATATGTTTTTGGTATTAATACCATCAATATATAAGTTCTTATAATTCATTTCTTGTAATTTTCTAGATGTGGCAACTCCCATACCTCCCGTTATATCAATAACAATAAACGCTTCGTATAGTATACCCCATTTATAAGCCACCGATGCCAAATCGTCCGGTGGTATTTTACCAATATATTCGGCGACTTGTTCCCTCTCATCAAAATCAATAATACTAATCGCAGAAAAGTCCTCACTATCCCCTCTACTTACATCGACACCCATAATATAACGATGACCTTGAATTGGTTCTTTCCATTGCCAAAACGTACCTTGCATGTATTTCTCTTTAGGTACACGAATCATATTTTTAGCAATATTCTCTTGGACGTCTCCGGGAATAACCCCATCACCCGAACCTAAAAAGTCACATTCTAATTCCTGAGCAATCTTACGTCTATCATATTTAAATTTCTTAGACATTGATTCAAACCAAGATGAAAACGGTTTGTATCCTCCCTCTTCCAATTCTTGATATTTTTCCATATCAAAATCGTACAACACAACTTCATTGTCGTCATATTGTTCTCTATTTAACATGTAGTGACAGATATCCTGACACTTAACCCAACGTAAGTCTTTAGTATAACGAGGGTCTTTAAACCACCTTAAATCGGTAATATGAAAATCATTCACTCCACGAATTGCTTGGTCGTAAACACCGTAATAGATAGGGTCATATCCATTTGGAGTTGATACAAGGATAATCTTACCTCCCGTTGATAGGGACGCCATAGATGCTGCCCAAAAATCGTCACCAGCTTCAATATATGCTGCCTCATCAAATACAAGTATGGTAGGTGTATAACCACGTAAGGCATCGGCAGATGTTGCCACCGCTTTAACTTCACATCCATTATTTAATTTGAATCGACTTTCAGAGTTTTTATCTACTGAGAACCCAACATTAATCCAATCTGGCCATTGTTCTAAGAAGTGACGAACTTTATTCGCCATTTCCACCGCAGTATCTTTCTTATTAGC